TGTGGTGCGGAAACTGTGCGTATTGTTGCATCGGGTTGATTGGTTTTCAGCTTGGTGATGCAACTCTGGATGATGTTCTCAAGGTTAATCAGGCCAGACTGATTGTCTATTGCTGGCACTGTAAAGGTTAGCCGTAGATTTGCCCGCGGAGCCAGACTGGTCTGGTTGTTTGTAATCTCTACGGCTGGATCATCCCAACCGACAATGACCGAGTTGGCGATTGGGGCGTTGGGCGGGAAGCTAAAAGTTTGGTAAATCCTCGGTGAGCCGGTATCGGCTACTGCTGAGGCGATGGAGGTTCTGAGTGTGTTCCAACTCATCCAACCATGCCTCCGGTGCTCATATACGGACTTAATAGGCCTTTTACTCTGCTCAAGAGGCTCATGCCCATTTTATAGGGAGCTGGCTGGAAATCAATGGCTGTAGCCCCGCCTGAAGGCGCGGTTTTGGCTTGGAAAATATCTACGGCAACAAGAAGTGCTGCCATGCAGATTGCATCGTAATCTTCCCAAGTCGTGTTCTCTGGGCCGGTAACTTTTCCGTATGGCACAACAGTGCGCTTGGTTTCGGTGGTCAATTGAGCATCAACAAAAGACATGGAATAGGGTGTAGGCACTGCAGTGATGGTTGATGATCCATTGTAATGTGCGCCAACGCCATCAACAACGATAGTTTCACCCACTACCAAATGATGCGGGTCTAGTGTGTAAATTGTTCCGGTAGTACCAACGGCTTCTTTAGCTATGACTAACTGGGTATTGTGTGGCAAAAATGATTCGACAATGGCGTTAGCAGAATCCACAATATTTTGTAAATCTGCATCACTATAAAGGCTGCCAAGTCCAAGAGTCGTCTTGAGCTGTGCCACAGTGCTTAACGCCATTATCGCTCCCTCGGGGTGAGAGAGGACAGGAAGGGGCTGCCCTCTCTCGGTCTAGAAGTTATTAGGTAAGGTTGAAGCGGCGGATACCCGCACCAATCTTGGTTGCAATTGCGTAGTAACCATACAAAGCAATTTCCACCTCGCCAGTCGTGACGGCCTGAACCTGAATCTGAGTGGTTGGGCTCTCGTACCATGTGACTGCTGATGGAACAACAATAAATGCTGAATCATCAACAACACCTGATGCTGCAATGAATGGATCAACATAGAGGTCAAGTCCAAGAACATTTCCGCGAAGGCTGGAAACTGCTGCGCTTCCGGATGCGTTCATTGGCTGGGTTGCGGTGTAAAGAGCGCGGCCAGTTGAATCGGCATAACCAAGGATGGCTGCCCATTGTCCGGTGTTTGCAATGAGGTTCTGAGCTACTTCACCAGTTGCACCAAAAGCTGCTGCTGATTCAGTTGCAACATAAGATTGCAAACCTGCTGCTGTTGCTGCTACGGCAGTGCCAGCGGTTCCACCTGCAATAAGTGCAGTTAGAAGTGCTTGATCCGTTGCCTTGGCGTATGCGCGCTGCATTTGGACAAGGAGCTCAGAATAGAAGGCGGGCGAAGATCGGTCAAGCAACTCATAGCTAACCCGATTCAGGCCACTTGCCTTCTTTACATCAACAGTGATGTAGGTAGATACCATTCCGGTTTCGGATGGAGCTGCTGCTTCTGCTACTTCTGCAACAGTAGGAGCAGTGGTGAGCTTAGGAATGGTGAAAGACATTCCGGATGCTGGTAGTGTGCCACGGGAAACTGCATCAATCGCTGGGCGAATGCCAACAGTCGCGCTGATGAATTCCTGCATGTGTGGAGCAAGTGTTAAACCGGTGTTTGTGGTGGTTGAATCATCTGCGGCCTTAACATATTGGCGGGAATCTTCGTTGCCAAATGATGCCTTGAGAGTGTGCTCCAAGTATGAAGCGGAATCTACGATTGGTGAGCGTGGTTTGGTGTAGGCAAGCGCAACTGTTGGCTTCGCTGCCTCAACCGCTGGAGCTGCTGCTTCGACTGCTGGAGCAGCCTCTACAACCTCATCCTTTGTTGGTTCAGACATAGGTTCTTCCTTTTCTTCTTCTGTTGGTGTTGCGCTCGCCGCAACTTCCAATACCCGCGCCTCTGCAAAAGCAGGTTCAGTGACGAGGGAAACTTCGCGCAAAGTGGCGGCGGATACGATCATGCGGCCATCTTTGTCTGTTGCATAATCAACGATGCGAGCCCCCACGCTCAACCCGTTCTTCAGTCCTTCTGATGCCTCAATGAGTGCATCGGTAGCGCGTGTGCTGCTACCAAGCTTGAAAGTGGCAACTACGCCATCTGGCGTGGATTCTGCGCTGACCATCTTGCCAATTGGTCGAGCCATCTCATGATCAGTTAGCAGTTTGATGGCACTGGCTTGAATATCGCCAAATGCGCCTTCCTTAAAAATTACTTCACCTGCGCTGGTAAACCCGACTTCGTTGTATGGCGCAATGAGACCAGTAATAGTGCGCTTGGCAACATTGGCGGTGATTTCGCGCGGTAGCGAAAAGTTAAGCTCCATTTGTGCTCCTTGGGGCTGGTGATAAATCTTCCATTGCTCGGGCTTCATCCACTGTGAGAATTCCCAAGGGAACTACATCTCGATAGAACGCTGCTCGCTCAGTTGGATTGCCGCGTAGGAAGTCATCTAAGTCAAATCGAACATGCTGGCCAGTTATCGTAATATCATCCATGCTCAAGCGATTTTCAAGCACTGTAATGATGTTGCGTAGTGAAAAATCCACCAAATAACGCTTCTGGCCTTCGGCGTTGTTGTAAGTGAGTGATCCACCAGTTTCAGCATCAAGCAAATACGCTGGGACATTCATCATCTGCGCAATCATGGTTTGGATGGCTTTGCGAGATTCGACAAGTTGCAATTGAGCATTATCAAACTGCATTGGCTGATACTCAAGGTTGCTGGTCATGTAAGCGGTTGCGCGAGAATTGCGCGCTTGCTTGAATCGTGCTAGGAGATTCATTACTTGATCTTCTGGCAAATCCATTCCGGTATTTTTGAGAACCCCGTTAGGTACCGGTTCCTCAGCGGAACGCTTTGCAGCTTGCTCAAGGGCAATAGCCGTCTTGATAGTTGGTGCTCCGCGCTTGAGTACGCCTTCATCAAGTGCTTGGAAAGTAATCAGTGACCCAAGGCCGTTATTTGGCACATTTGCGCCATCTACCAAGTATCCCTCAACCATGTGCATATCGTTGCCGTATTTAGGGGTTACGCGGTTGTAGTTGATGTAGCGAAATGCAGAAGGTCTGCCATCCTCTTTATACACTTCAATAATTTGCCAATAAGCATTGCCATTGAAAAGCAAATCATCAATAGTCCACGCCATCATCGTGCCATAAGCAGAATGTGGGTCTGGTTGCTTCATCCAGCGCGGTTTAGGTAATTCTTCATCGCGGCTGTTGTAAAGCTCTAGCGGAAGTGATGCGAGGGTTCCCGCAATGATGTTTCTAGCGCGAGCAACTGCCGGAACAGTCATCGCTTCATCGCGGGTTACATAGGTGAAAGGAACATTGAGGCTTGCTACGCCGAATTGTGATCCATAAACATTGGGATTGAGCTGAGCATAAACATCTTGATGCGCCGGTAGTAATTCGGCATTTTTAACAAGGCGCAAACTATCTCTAATTCCCATAAGTCACCATAATAACATTAAATAATGATTTTTGCATATCATACGGCAAAGATTCCTGCAACTTGTGAAGGCTTGACGGCAAAATGAGTCACCATGGCCAACGCGACGGCAGCAGTCACATAACCACTGGAATCCTTGCGAACGATGCGCCAGCCCCCATCAGCTCCTGATTTGCGAGCGCAAGCGTAAATGTGAGCAGTAAGCACTTCCTGACCCGAGTGGCGCAATCTGCCGCTAGACATAGCCGAGAGTAACTCATCGCAAGCTTGGTAGAAGGTTGAACCTGATAAATCCTGCACTGGGATGCCGGCAGCCGATAAACGGGCAGCAATGCCGGAAGCAGTGTATTTATCGAACCCAACGCATTGGCTGTTGAACTTGCGAGCCCAATCGCTGACTGCAGCAGCTATCTTGAGATCATCTACGCTGGAATCTGATTCCCAAGTTTGCAGCAAACCCACCACAATCTCATCATCTATGCGGGTTGCTCCAACAAGTGAGGCGTGTCGTCTATCTGGCGAAACATCTATTGCTAGGTACTGAGCCTTGCCATCTGGCAATTTGATGTTTTGATCCAAGCAATTAGCCCACGCACCTTCAGGGAATGGGTTTTGCAAGGTTTCGACCCATTGGCATAGCACTTCTGTGCGAAACACCGATTCTGGGTCTTTCAGTCGGGCTTTGATGCCATCAATATCAATGGTGTAGCCAAGAGCTGGGTTGGAATACTGCCACGCTGTTTGGTCAGCTATCTTTGCGCCTTCTGGTGCTGAGTATTCCCACCATCCAATTGTTTCATCGGAACTTGGTGCAGCAATGGCTTGATAGGCTTGCTCTCTAGCTCGATTGAGTACGGATGAGAACGCATCTCCAGCATTAGAAGTAAGCCAAATCTGACTTTTGGGTCTGGCCATCGTTGTATACACCAAAGCAGCGTATGCCTCGGTATTGACCATTTCTCTTGCCTCATCAATAATGACCAAATCTGCAGACATACCACGCGCGCCACTATTAGGAGCCACGATCTTGTACCGATTTCCGTTCTTGGTTGTGATTTCTTCCTGACCATTTGCCTTTCTAATGTACTTGACCTGATCAGCGAGAAAGCCATTGTCCTCGATGGTGTCGGCAACCAGCCGGAAGGTTTCGAGCGCAATATCTCGATTCTGAGCAGTCGCGAGAATGAGCTTCTCATCCCACAAGAACAAGCCGGCAAGGATTCGCATTCTGAGCAGGTGGGTCTTGCCATTCTGTCGCGCAACAAGTACGCCATTGGTCTTATGTGCCCATTTTCCATTAGGCCGCACCTTGGCAGCTTGATGGATCACATGGTCTTGCCATGGCAGCAAAGGTACACCTATTTGCTCAGCTAGTCGGGCGACATCCCCACCCCTAGACGGCAAATCCAGCTCAGGCGTTTGGATTCGGGGGAGCAAAAAACCCTTCAGCTCATCATCGGATGTAGTCGGCTCGGTTGGGTTCATTTTGGCAACGAGTCAGTCGGTATCGGTTGTGAAAGGTGATTTGTAGACATTAGAGAGAGATTCTGG